ATTTGAGTAGCATTTGCGGCAACAGCAACAGTTGCTAAAGAAATTGAGTTAGCAGGAAGTGACGGTGCAACGGGAGATCCCGCAGGAGTTCCAGCAATTACTTGATAAATTACATCATTGTTAGCGCCTGAATAAAAAGCATCTCTAACAGTCATGCACACAAGATCAACGCGTGGGTTTGTTACATCAGCGGTTGTAATAGTTAAAGTTACCGTTGCGTCATTGTAAGCAGTGTAAACACCCATGTTGGTTGTGGTTGTACCAATAACAGCGGCCCAACCTGAAGCAACGCGCACCGACATACCAACGGGAGAATTGGCGCTAACAGCCATTGAAGAAGAACCAATAATGCCTGTTGTGGCATACAAAGCCTGCGCTGTTAAACGGTCATACTGGGCAGGGTATGAGCCTGCCTGTAGCCATGATGGAGGTGTTTGTAGTGTCATTTTTCTCCTTTAGATGTACGCAGAATACCAAGAAACAGTGGCTTGAGTAGTGCCTGCCAATGTGGCTGAGCCAGTAAAATAAAAAAGTGAATTGCCAGGTGGGGCATCAAACCATGTGCCTGAAATTAATAGATTACGCGCAGGTGATCCATTTAAAGTAATAAGTTGATTGTAAAGATCAATTTCAAGAACATCTAAAGCGCTATAAGTGCCTGTAAAATTAAGCACATCTCCGCTAGTTAAATCACCAACAATAGGGTTAGTAATTGGGCCAGTAATAGTAATTGTTGGATAGGTAGTAGCCCAACCAATGTTGTTAATTGTTGTAGTAATTACTGAAGATCCACCGCCGTATGTGTAATTAAATTCTCTGTTATAGGTACGACCTAACGCGGCAGTAATTGCCATAACAGAAGTTTGCAAATTACTATCATAATAATTTGGATCAGGACAAAAGAAATCAACCTGAGATGTAATGTATCCATAGGTGTAATTTGGATCTACAGTTGTGCGTAAGGCTCTTACACGGGCATCAATAAATTGTTCAGAAGTAGGGCTGTTAGGAAATTTAAAATACAGCGGAGTAGTGCCTGAAGTTTGAGGCAAAAGAGTGCGCTGAATAGTGTTGTAATTTGTTTGAGCAGAACCGTTGCTATCTGCAAATGTGTTAAAAATAATTGAGATTGTTCTGCCGCTTAAAAAATCGCGCCCTGTAAACATTCCATCATGGTATCCACGGTTATCATCTTGATTACGGATACCAGGCAGAGACTCAAGGCCATCAACACTGAGAATTTGATAAGGAGAACCAGCGCCGCCAAACACCTGATTGTTAAAAGCAAATGAATAAACCTGCGTTAAAGTTGTCATTCAGAGTAAACCCCTGTTTTCATCAATGGATTAGCACCCCTAGAAGGTGCAACAGTTACAGCATTTCCATACTTAATTGCACTCAGTGTTGCTAAATGAACATCATAAGGATCTACCTGCGTTGTTGTAATGTTGTTATTAACCGTTAATCCTGCATTTCTGTAAGGGTCAGCGGTCATGCCTTTGCGTTCAGGGTCATAACCTGCTTGTGGAATAATTGAACCCGCTTTAGGAGCATTATTTAAAACGCCAACAGAAGATCCTTTACTAACCGCTTCCATAGCAATAGCAACTTCTTTTAATTTATCTTTAAGATCTTGAAGTTTTTTCATTGTGGATTTGTTAATGTTATCAATGGCTTTTTCATAGTCCTTTTGAGCCTCTAGGAGAGCATCTAACAAAGTTTCTTGTGCGTCCGCTAGTCCTTCATCAAGATCTTTCTGAGCCTCTGCCCTAGCCTCTTTAAAGGCTTCAAACGCCTCTTGTAATGCTTCATCACGGGCAATTTGTGCTTCAGTCATTGCTTCTTGATAAGCGGCATTTGCTTCAGCCAAACTCTTTTGAAGTTCAGCATCTACGCCAGCCAATGAAGCCTTGAGGTCAATAGCAACCTGAGCGTAAGCCTTTGTTAATTCTTCTGTAGCCAACTTACCGCCAGTGTTCATTGATTTAGCCAAACCGTCTAAACCATGTTCAGAAACATTTTGAACTTCTGATAGTAATTTTTGTAATTCTGCGGTGGACTCAGGCGTAGCATTTTTTAAAGATTTGGCAATGTTGTTACCAATCTTAGGGCCTTGCTTGATAACTTCTTCAATAAAGGTTTGGCTGTATCCCATGCCAGCAAGAGCGCCCGCGTTGGCTTGTAATTCTTGAGCGGCAGTTAAATTTCTTTTCAGAACTGTAAGTACGCCTTTAACGCTTCTTCCTGGGCCAAAAGTATTGTCAATGTTAAAACCAGTTTGAGAAGCAAAAGCGTTGCGCAAACGATCCATTGACTGTTGAACAATAGATAATTCTTTTTCAGTAGCAGATTTTCTTAAATCAACAGATTTTTCTGCCGCTCTTTCCCGTAAATCAATAATTTTATTTGCTAAATCTTTTTCAAGATCTAAAGTTCTTTTTAAATAATTTTTTCTAATGTCAATAACTTTTTTGTTATACGCGTTATCAATTGAAAGATTGACTTCACGAAAACGCTTATTTAAATCTGCAACACGCTTGTCATAATTTTCGTGTGCTTTAAACATTTTTTCATTGCGGTCATTAAGTTCTTCTTGCGCTTTTTCTTGAGAGTCAGCAATGACTTCATTCATGTCCTTGTAAATGTTTGCTACATCTTTTTTGTATTCTGTAAGTTTCTTTTTTTGCTCATCAGTAAGGCCGCCGCCGCCGCCGCCCTTTTTTTCTTTACCTTCTTTGCCTTTATCTTCTTTGCCTGCTTTAGCGGACTCATTGGCAGATTTAGTAAATTTATCTACAGCGCCTTTTAATCCTTCAACTTTTTTGGCAGTTGTTTCAGCAAAATTACCAACACCTTCAATAGCGCCATTAAGTATTGCCAATCCTTGCTTAGCACCAGGAACTTTTAATTTATCCATAACAGTTAAAAGAAGTTTAAGCGGCCCTGTAACAACTTTCATAATAATGGTGATCATGTCACCCCATGCGCGGATCATAAAGGCTACATAACTAATGACAGCCTTAGCGACAATTGCCACACCATTTCTAAATGTTTCACTTTTTTTGTATGCAATTACAAATCCAGTGGCAAGCAACGCAATAGCAGTAACAATTACACCAATTGGATTAGCGCGCATAATTGCATTTAGTTTTAACATTGACGCGGCAAGCCCATTAGTAGATGCAATAGATGCTAATTGTCCTGTGCGCATAAGAGTTTGAACTACAGCGTATGCTTTTGTTGCCGCTGAAGTAAGAATAAGAACTGTTTGGTAGGTTTTCCATGCAACAGCGCCAGCAATAACAGCACCAGTTAAAGTAATAATAATTGTGCTGTTATCTTTAAAAAATTTACCCAAAGAACGCAATCCTGGAATAAGTTTGTCAGTTAAAAAATCTGTTACTATTTTTAACGCAGGCAATAACTTTTTACCTAAATCTTCTTTTAATTGATTAAAGTCATTTCTAAGAACCTGCATGCGGCCTTCAGGGGTGTTTCTTAATTCTTTGTTGAAATCCTTGTAAGTTGAATTAAGTACATCTGTAATAGCCGCGGCGCGTTCTGCTTCTGTTCCTGATGAAATAAGTTTCTTTGTATGATCGTCAAGCACAAAACCAACTCTTGTAAGAGATCCAAAGTTACCGTTAAGCGCTTGTGCCAATCCGTTAGTCATCTGTTTAAACTCATCAGCGCTTGCGTTTGCACCTTTTTCAGCGGTGACATAATCAAGAATGGCAGGAGTCAGCGTTTTAATTGTGTCGGTTTGTAAATTAAATGTTGCAAGTTGTGATTGTGTTTGCGTAATGTTTCCCGCGGTTACAACACCTACCTTTTGTAAAGCCTCAGCCTGGGCATTAAGTGAAGCAATCTGTTCATCAGTTGCGCCAGTGCCAACCTTCATCAATTGGTACAAGCGCTGTTGTTGTGCTTCTGCTTCTTGCGCTTGTTGTATTACATCTCTACCAAATTGCAAAACCTGAGTACCAGCAAAAGCAATACCGAGAGAAGCGCCAACCTGTTTAATTTTGCCAATGAAATTTGTCATGCCAGTAGATGCGGTTTGAACAGATTGATCTACGCCTTTAATAGCGCTTTCTGCTTGAGCCAAACCAACTTTAAGTTGGCTTACATCTGCCTGTAATTGAATGAGCATTGGGGGGATTAAATCAGCCATGCTTAACTCCCCAATTTCTCTTTAACAGCGGTTGCAAAGATCCTGTGTAATTTGCCGCTACGCAATAGCGATAAAGCCGCAGGTTCTAAGTAAGGGTATTTTAACCCAGGTGGCCATTTTCCACCGCCCTTTTCTACCTGACGGGCATAGATCATTGTTGGCCCAACTTCAGCAATGTAAGTACCTAAACCAACACGATAAGTAGTTTTAATAGATCTTTTAAGATTACCTGTAACCGTGTTAGGCCCTGATCCACCAACATGTTTTGGTGGAGTGATTTTTAACCAGGGCCTACCAGTTTTTTTACTTACACGCTTTTCATAACTGCGTGTACCTTGAAAGTTTAATTTTGCCTGGCGTTCTACTGCAAGGCCAACGCGCATAATTCCTATTTGTGCGCCTTGTTCAATTTTTGTTGCAGATCCATCAATTGCAGCAAGAACTTCTTGAAGGTTTTTGATAACAATTTCAGCCATCTTGTAACCTTTCTGTTTTCACCTCATCTACGGTTCTAGCAATTGCTATTAACCAATCCGCTGTACTAGCGGGCAAGTTATCTACCTGTTCAGGTGTCCAACCAAACCGCTCTGCCATTTGGTAGTAATACCAATGCTCATCAGGATAGGAAAAGGCTTCATGCCTTTCCCCACCTTTGAGTAACCATTTTAGGCGTTGGAGTTCTCGCCACCCGCTTTTGGGTCTGCCTCTGCCTGTGGCGTTTCAGCCAGGTTAGGAAACAGATACTTTTGCGCGTCCTTTGTATGTTCTACTAAAGCATCATAATCAGACATAGTTAATTCATCTAATGACTCAAGTTTGATTGATGGCGGAATTAAATCAAATGTCCATGACTCTACAAGCATGGCAATAAGCGCATCACCTAATGCAAGTGCTTTTGTAAGATCTCCGCCTATTGCATTGTCTGCGCTACGCATTACATTTTTGCGATCTTTTACGCGCAATGTTGATGGATCTTTTAGTGTTACTTTTGCGCCTGATGGCAGTGTTACTTCTTTAGACATGTTGCCTCCTGTTTGGTTTGCCTTCCTAAATCATACCTAAAAGGAGCAAGTGGTGTGGGAGAGCGGGAAGGCAATCGCCCTCAACCACACCACCGCCCTGATCTACTTTATGCGTATGTGCCTGATGCTTTTGCGTTCTGAAGTACCCACTTAATAGGTGAAAAACCTCCTGAAGCACCGTCATCAGTTGTGTTTGCTTGCGCGTTGAAATCAACAGATACCTGTACAAAATCTTCACCGCGTTCAATCACACCAGTGGTGTAAGCGCCCTTAGTAAGAGTTGCTTGGATTTGAACCGCAGTTGCACCAGTGCCATAAGCCCAGTTAAATACAAGAGCAGGCTGTGAGTTGTTAAGGAAGTTAAGCAATTGTGAGTCATCTTCCATCACAAATGTAATCTTTCCTGTTACTTCCAATGGCCCTAGAAATACCTGGTATGGATCTTGTGTATTTGAGATGCCATAGATAGGTGTTGCAGGGCGCTTCATGTCAATGTTGCCAGTCATGGCTGTTGATACGGCAGTTCCACCAATTGAAACAGTACCGCGCCACACTGGCGTAGGAAGCACTGTTGAAAATGTAGGTGTTGGATCTGCAACAAGTTCAGATTGGAAACCTGTTGTTTTTGTATCATACTCAAGCATGCCATCAGCATTAAACTTTAATGAGAAGTCAGAGAACTGGCAACCAGGGTATGAGCGAACATCAACAGCGTAGAAATCTGTAAGTGTGTAAGAGATTGGTTGTACATCTACATTAGATGTAAGGCTGTTGAACAATGAAATTGTGTGTGTGTATGGTGCAGATGCGCCAGTAGTTGCTACTGAACCAAGAAGGCCAGCAATTCCATAACCTACTGTGTCGGCAAATACTGCTCCACCAAAATCTACAGTTGAGCGTGTACGCCCTGGAATGTAGTTGTAGTTAAGAGCATTTGAGCCGCGCAAACCTGTGTCATAAAGTGGATCAACAATGTCCACTGGCTTGAGGCTATCTTTCATTACTGGAATGAAATCTGTTGGTGCTACGGCTGTACCACGGGTGGCTTCTTTAGCAATTCCGAGATACGAGCGTACGGACTGTTGAACAGCCATGTGGTCACTCTCCTAGTTTCTTGTCTGACGCGGCAGACACGGTTGTTGTTGTTTCTGTTGGTTGTGTGGTTGAAGTTTTTGATCCTGCGGGAACTACATTTGCAACATCAAATCCTTCAGGTGCGTCAAATTCGTCACCAGGTTTTACAGTGATCCCAATGCTAGGGAACACGCGTTCTTCTGTTCCATTGTATTTATACTTCATCATGCTCCTTATGCTTGGATCATCTGTGTTACGGGAAATTGTATCTCAGCAAAGATTTCTGTAACGCCTTCTTTTTCTGTAGAAGGTTCTCCATAACGCCCTTGAATAACTGGTTCTGCGCCTTGCCAAACAAGATTGCCTGAAGGATCACCAAAGTTATGATCAGAGCGCAAACGCTCTTTAATGCTATCAACCACTTCATCAAAATCAGCCATAGCAAATTCAGAATTGCGGTGAAATGAAACGCAAAAGATTTGAACAATTACGGTGTAATCAATCCGCTTCCAACCATTAGTTGCCCCTCCAATAGCCAAACGGGTTTCATACTCATCAGCAATGTAAACAACAGCAACAGTTCTAGTCATCTGACCAGGTTGAGCATTTACCTCATAGTTAATAATTTTAGGAAATGAAGTAAAAATCTGATTAAGGTTTGTAATAGGTGGGTTAAAAATAAAGCGTGAAAGCGTATCGCGTACAGCGGCGCGGCCTGTAAGAACTGGTGGCGTAACGGACATTATCTAATCCTGCGGTATTTGCTTACCATGTCTAGGGCAACGGCAATGTCATTTCCATAGCGTACAGATCCCGCAATGTTTCCTGACGGGCTAGTTGTGTAAGCCATAGTTGTTGAACTGTCACCACGCATTTTAATAAAAGCGCTTGTAATT